GTACAAGTCAAGAGGAAAATTGTCGGGATGTGCTAGATTTATCTAGCCCCACAACATAATTATATAGTTATATCCCCTTGTAGTCAACACAAAATGTAGTATCGGTTACTTTTTTTACAATAAAAAATAAATCAGGGTCGGTTTTTTGTTGACAAATCGTGATTTCAACAGTACAATGGGTCTAAGCCCACAGGGAAATATACCCTCACACCCGTTTCCCCCCCTACACGTCGGTTTTGTACCCCTCTGGGAGATCCCTTTGGGGTCTTTTTTTGTCTAAGCTCCGGGGGAATCCCCCCCTACACGTCGGTTTTGTACCCGTATCGATAACCCTCAAGTATAAAATTGCTGGCGACATTGCATACAGGTACCGGTACCCCCCCAGTGGCCCTTGCAACCCCTATAGGGGCTTTCCCATTGCCAATACCGAGGTTTCCAGCCTGACACTTAACCCCGAATAAATCCCCGCCGGATATCCCCGCCACTATATCGCGCGGATGCGTGTATTTTTTTGCCCTGCCTGACAGATTATTCATGCCGGTTATTATTTATGGTTGCTTTTACGGGCAATATTTGCAGCAAACATCACCACACCACACCCCCGATTTATCCCGCCAAGTCAATACGCTGGAACACATTTAGACAACGGGCAAAAAAGAACCCCGCCAGACTAGCAGAGCGGGGTCAAGTTCAGGGAGGTAAAGAGTCGGTTTATTCGTCGGTTTCGATTTCTTCAATCACATCTAGTAGAAGATCGCCGATAGTGTCTTCATTATCTGTTCCGCCGTGAACTCGTTTTAGCTGTAACAGGTTGTGTGCTTTCAGCGTTTTGTAAACATCGACGATATTGCAGTAAGCGTTGCTAAGATCAGTCATCTTTTTACTCGTCGGTCTTAATAACTTTTAACTTTTCTGCGTAAACTTGGACGGAGTTTTCTTTTTCCCATGAGTAATAGGGGATGCCGGTTGATTTAATCAAAGCCTTGAGGCAATCCATTTGCTGATCAATGCTTTCAACAAGCTTGCTTACAGTTATCAAAGCTTCTCTATCCAATACAATAAGCTCTGATCCTTTAGTCTCTTGGGTAATGTTTAAAACTGATTTGCTCATCGGTTTATTTCCTTCTCGTCGGTTTAGGTAGACGGGACAACCATTGCCCCGCCTGATTGTTATAACCAACTAGTAACTAGCTGGCAAGCTTATATGCTGATTTGGCACCCTTCCTAAATACTGTCTCAACTTTATAGCCTTTCTCTCTCAAGGTCGATATGCCCTGATAGACTGATCCTTTGGTCATTCCAGTTTCACGTATTAGCGTGTTTTTGGTCACGGCATACGTGCGACGGGCAAGGCATCGGTAAAGCTTGCCAAGCTTACTATTGGCATGAAAGCCCCGCCGCTGCCGGACGGATCGCGCCGCCTCGCGTGTCTTTTCCCCGTTCTTATCGGCAAAGAGTTCCTTCGATAACTGGGTCAAGACTCTATGCCGTTCGTCCTGCCGGATCGCTTCCTCAATACGATTGGTTAATTCGGCAAATTCTCTTACTAGTTTGGTTGGTATATTAGACATGGTTGGTTTCTTTCTGGGCTGTGCCCGTTAATTAAAGGATCATTAAAATAACAGTAACAAGGGTAATGATCCAGACTACCTTGTACATATTAGCGATAAATTCACCCATACTATGCCGCAGCCCTAGACTCTGCCCAAGTCCAAGAAGGGCTTTCCAGCACTTGCCGCACCTTGTCGTTTCTTACTCGCTGCGTATTGGCGACGTTGTGAGTTGATTTACCAGACACCCGATCTTTTCCTGTTTTTGGATCAGTCCAAGCTTCCTGCGTATGGGTAGACCAGTGAGTTAAAGCATTATATGCCGCCCACATAGTTTGACCCAATTCGCGCTTTTCCTTGTCGAACAAATAAAGCAAATGATTCATTAGGGATTCATTCACCTGATTACCTTGTTCGGCCTGTGCTGCTCGTGTGTTTTTGTGGCAGATAGATTGCGCCAAAATTTCAGCAAACTTTGCATCATTAAGTTTTGCACCCGCCCAAAGATTCATCTTTTCACGTTGGCCTGTCCACATTTCCAAACTTCCACCCGCCTTGCTGATTAGGGCATCCGGTGACAGGTTTTTAGTATGCTTTGCCTTTTGGTGGTAGGCCTTTTCCCCGCCAAAAACTAGCGTATTCCGGCACAAGTCACGATAGGCACCGGAGAACACTTGAAAAGACCATGACATGTCCACCGAATTAAAAACGTCCATTCGGCAGTTTACGCGGTCGGTCGAATCCCCAATTGTGGTTGATAGGTCATTAAAGTGAATTGTTCGATGTGCTCGCAGCCCGTCGTTATACACCCGATCAATTACCTTTACATTCGATAAGGGCAAGTCGGTTTCATTCAGCAATTCAGCCTGCCGCCGGAATAGTTTATCATGCGGCACCAGATTGTAAGTTTTGCCGATTGGCCTAGTGTTCAGGATTGCACCGGATGCGGTATTTTGTAGGGCTGAATAATCCGGCATACGTTCAGCCTTACATAAAGAATAATCGTCATAGGCTTCTTCAGTGATGGCATCAATTGGCACCCGCCGGACAGAGCCGCGACGAACAAACAAATCAATGTTTGATGGATCGTTGTGTTCAACAACATTTAGATCGGTGTTTACTTCTATTACGTCGAACATGGTAATGTTCCTTTCCTTTGGTTATGCGGGACAACCCCGCCAGACTGTTATTACATCCCCCGCCGAATCGGTCAAGGGATAAAAACGGGACGGGAAAATCTGATCCCGCCCCGCCCCATTTTGAGCAAGCCCCGCGACTCAACTTGCCCGATACTGCCCCCGCCGGTGGTAAAACCAACAAACCAATCCGGCATGACAGCCCAAAAAAGAAATGCGCTGACAATATTTCCCAAATAATTAAGCATGGGCTGACAATATTTCCTAAGTTATCCCGTACCTATCCCGCCAAACCCGCCAAGTAATAGCCTGTAATTGGTAGGGCATAATTCCGGCATCGTTCGCTGCTTCCTTGTATGCTTCCTGCAATGCTTTGTATTCGCGCACCCCAATATTTGCTCGGTCGTCAGTTAATCCGATACGCTCATTGTAAGCTATGTTTCTTGCGTGACCATCAATAGTAACGTTGAACTCGCCCATGATGTCACAAAAGAATGACGTTATCTTTTGCCCCTTAAGCATGGCCTTTGCCCTATCATAAGCCGGACGTTCTGCCAATATATCCCAAGCTTTCTTTTTCATGGCGTGGTAGGTTGACACCTTAACTGAATCAATACCATCACCCTTTAGAAAGGCACCGATTAAGGCATCGGCATTTTTAACGTTACGTTGCCATTTGTTATTTGGCGACAACGCAGAAATAACAGCAACGACAAGGTAAACAGCCACCCCGTATTTATTACCAATATCATACGCAGCGTCGTAAGCTGCAGCATACCATGCCATCCCGCCTTGTATCTGTACTGGGTCAGCATCTAGATAGCAGTGGGTAATATTATAGACTAGTTTTTTGTGAGCTAATTTAGTTGGTCGTTTCATCGGTTCGGTTCCTTAGTTGGTTTAGGTTGGGTTTCTTCTACGGGTAATATCCGGTGTGGTCAAGTCTTTTTATTTTCTTACCCTCTCTTTCTAGCCAACAGTAGGAACAAGAAAACCGCCCATCCTCATTAGTTAGTGCGGGTTCGCCGCAAGTGTCGCAGGGATAATCTGGATTTAGTGTTGTTTTTCGTTTTGGGCTGACAAAATTTTGGCTGACATTATTTGCTGACATTATTTCTCCTGACTAAAATTTAGGTAGGTAAAGTTTACCATCTTGAAATGCGGTTGACAAAATTTTAAGCTGACAAATTTCGACGCTGACATTATTACCGTTCCATTCACCATCTCTGACAATATTCTGTAGCCGCTTTTTTTCAGCATTGACATCAAGTAAACGTGGATCGTTTGCCACGTTGGGATAGCGTGGCGTGATTGCGCTTGTCGAAACATATGCCAGTGTATGGCGGCACTCATAAGCGGTTCTCATATGTACTTACTCCAGAAATCATGCCACGCATCCGCTAACATTTCGGCGTATTCGGTTTTGTCACGCACTCCCACCCAATCACGGTAGGGTTCCATTCCCCGTAAAAACTCCCCAAAGTGTTCGCAGCCACCAATAACCTCGTTTGCTTTACACCAAAAGTCATCTTCTAGCTGGATTGCCCAGTCGCTCATCTTACTCATGTTCACCCCCAAAGATATCCCTGTGCTTAAACTCTGAGTGATACCACGTTTTGAACTTGTGAAAGGCTTTTAGTTTGTACGCATCCAAGTCTAAGTTTTCCCATTCGCTCAAGTTAAGTCCTTCACTGAAACCGCCATATCGCATTTCAAATTCAGAATCCAACATCGTCATCAGGGCGTTGGCTTCGGTTGCTGTCAGCATAGGGGGTTCATACATCTTTAATGTCTTTTCGTCAGTCATTGGTTGTCTCCTCAATATGTAATACTCTGGTATTTTCACCACCGACTAAACTCACCATCTCTATGTGGGCTTGTGTCTGTGCCTCGTATTCTGTGTTAGCGTGGACAATAACTTCACGAGTTGTCGTCGCTTCTACCTTAACTTTCCAAGTTCGTTCAATATCGCTCATCTTAAATCCCATCAAATCCATAACATCAACCGTTAACTGGTCAATCAATTCATAGACATCTTTGACATCCCAGTATTCAAACGGTTGCCAATGATTGTCACTAATAAAGGTATCTAGCTTTTCTTCGTTCCATGTATCCCAGTCACTGGGTAATGGTGTAGCTAGAAAGTTTGCTGACATACGAGCAAATATCTCTGTGTGTTTAGCTGCGTATTCAGCGTGGGTTAGTTTGGTAGCCATCTGGTTTCTCCTATCTGGCAGTTGATTAGTAACCAATATCGGAAACAAACAGGGGTGTCAACAAAAAAAGAAACGGGACTAGAAATTAATCCAGCCCCGCTCTTCAACCAACCAAAGGAAACTACATGGGTAACCACTCCCATGCGTTCACCCTACTAAGCTACTTCGTAAGGTGTCCCCAGTTTTAGCACAACTTTTTGGTTTGCGTCAAGCCACTTTTTACATTCCCACCTACTTTTTCCGACAAATAATGCAACGTGCCGCAAATAATCAATGCAGTCCTTACTCTTTACTTGCTCACGGTCGGTTTCTCCAATACGAACAGAAGATGCCGGAACACAAAGCATCCACATATAGTCAGAACGTTCGACAATTTCTATTTCTAGTCTTTTAGTTTTCAACGATATCATCTTCTTCCTCGTAAGCTTCTATGTAAATATCTATAGATTCCCTAATCAGGTCTGCAACTGCAACTTGTTCTAAAGATGTGAGTTGTAAAGTTTTGGCTATACTTGCCAACTTATCATACTGTTTTGTTTTTAACATGACATTATATTGTTTAGTCGGTTCCAAAATTTTGTTTGGTCTTGGCATCCCGTAATTCCTTTTCAGATAATTTGTCTTTCTTTGTTTTCTTCTTATTGGGGATAACCCTGTTAGTATACTTTTTATCCCTTAGTAGTTTAGCTATCGGATTGATTTTATTAAAATTAATCATTGTCTGTTTCTCCCATAGGGGATGGTTAATAGATAGGTAGCATGGCCTGTCAAGTCTTGTCAACCAAAAAATGTAGTTGACATGGTTTTCTTACGGTGCTACTCCGGTCACATAGTTTGTAACTAGATAAAGGAAACCGACATGAAATCACCAAGCTGGCTGCAAGGCTACGTCGAATCCCTCGACATTCAGCCGCTGGGTCGGTATAGATCTGACTGTCCGGTGTGCGGTAAGAAGAATACCTTTAGCGTAAACGATGACGGAATGCAACGACTATGGTTTTGCTTTCACGCAGACTGTAACGTGTCTGGTCGTACAAATGTAACGCTGACAAAAGATTTTGCTAAGATTGCAATTAAGAAAAAACAAACGCAGCCGATAAAAACAGAGGTGACAAAATTTGAAATACCGGACACTTTTGTTAGCCTTTCTCGTAGCTTGGATGCAGAACTTTATGTAAAGTCTGTACATGCATACGATTCGTATCTTTCTGGTCGCGCTGATATTCGGTACGATTTTAAGCGCAACAGGGTTGCGTACTTAGTTAAACAAGGGAATGCTGTGGTGGATGCCGTAGGTCGTTCTATTGACGGAAAAGGGCCAAAGTGGTACAGGTATGGAAATTCTAGGAAACCTTATTCTGTGGGCAGAGATAGTAGAGCCATTGTTGTCGAGGACTGTGCAAGTGCTTGTTCAGTTAGTTCTTTAGTAACAGGGGTAGCTCTACTAGGTACAAGCCTACTAGACGAACATGTTGACTTCTTGCGTTCTTACAAGCAAGTTTATGTTGCCTTAGACAAAGACGCAACCGACAAGGCACTGAATATGGTAAAGGTACTTTGTCGGTCTGTTCCAACCAAATTGATGGTATTACATCGTGATTTAAAAAACTTAACAAAGGAAGAACGAGATGACTTCATACGATCCTATATCGATTGACAAACAAATACTGGGCTTCTGTCTTGATGCCGACTTCTTTGGTCGTGTAAAGAACATTATAGACAGGACTATGTTCGAACGAGAAATGCGTGACATATTTGACACACTATCTTACTCACATGGTAAATATGGTAAAGACTTAACTATTGCTGAACTGTCCACGCTGTTCAATGATAGAAACCCTGCTATGCCGGAAGCCACCCGAAACAAAGTACAATTAGTAATTCACACACTAGATAAGGGTAATGTTGATAATTCTGATCTACATCTTGATCTGGTACATAACTTCTGGTTGCGTGATCGTGCGCGGCTAATTGGTGAGAAAGCCATTGACATCTTTACGGGTGACAGTGAGGAGTTTGGTGAACTACGTCGATTGATTGAGACTGTAGAAGATGGTCGCATTAGTGACAAAACTACCTATACTAAAGTTGAAGATGACTTTGAACAACTATTAGAGGACGAAGCTGGTGACCCTGATTTCCCGTTCACTTACGATCTAATCGGTGAGCATATAGCGGGGTTAGATCGTGGTAACTTAGGTATATTGTTTGCCCGTCCAGAAGTTGGCAAGACAACGTTCTGTTGCTTCCTTGCAGCTTCCTATATAAAACAAGGGTTTAAGGTTACCTATTGGGCTAATGAAGAACCAGCCCCCAAGATTAAGTTGCGTATCATACAATCATATTTTGCTTTGACACGGGAAGAGATGGTAAATCAGAAGGATAACTTGGGTATAATTTACAAACAAGCTATTGAACCCCTGCTAACTATCATGGATTCTGTTGGCACCTCTGTAGAAGAGGTCGATGAATACGCCAAGCTAAACAAGCCTGACGTTATGTTTTGTGACCAGCTAGATAAGTTTCGTATATCTGGCGAGTACAATCGTGGGGATGAACGTCTCAAGGAAACGTATGTTGTTGCACGTGAAATAGCAAAACGAAACCGACTATTGATGTGGGCGGTTAGTCAGGCAAGCTACGAAGCACACGACAGGCAGTGGATTGACTATGCTATGCTTGACAACTCACGCACCGGTAAGGCTGGCGAGGCTGACATAATCATTGGTATAGGCAAGACCGGCTCTAGTGAGGTTGAGAATACTGTACGACACATCTGCATATCAAAGAATAAGCTAAACGGTTGGCATGGTATGATCAACGGGCAAATAGATATTGATCGTGGGGTGTATTACTAATGCCAGCCAGAACAAAAGAACAGAGAGCTAACAAGGTCAACTACGCCAAAGCACGTAGAACACGCCGCAAATACTGGTTAACGAAGTACAAGCTTGCAAAGGGCTGTGCGTGGTGTGGCTACAAGGAGTACGGTGGTTCTTTAGATTTTGATCATATAGACAGGGATACTAAAATTAGACCTGTATCTAGGATGACACTAGGCACACTAAAGAACTTGATCTTAGAGGTTAGAAAGTGTAATGTCTTGTGTAGAAATTGTCACCAGATGAAAACAGAATTAAACCGCGACTATACCAATAAGGAAATGAGATGAGTAAAAAAAGAAAAGAAAAAGTGGATATACATTTAGGGTGTCCTAGCTGGCCTAATTGTGACTTAGCACCTCTAGGCTGTATAGTAGAGATGGGTTCGAGTGTAGAATGGTACGGTTTCAAAGACCCAAAACCAGTTAAAAGAAAAGAAGAAGACGAATGAATATACTAACCTTCGACGTAGAGACAACTCACATACACAAAGAAAGTGGCGGCACTACTGCTCTACCTTACTTTGGAAACCGACTCGTTTCTATTGGGTACAAGCGTCTGTCATCCCCACACGTACACTACCACTGTTACTACCATGCAGACAGAGAACCACACGACTTTGCTTCTGAGTTATTTCAAGAAGCACTTGACGAAACCGACATGGTTGTGGGGCAGAATATAAAGTTTGATCTCTCTTGGATTAGAGAGTGTGGATTCAAATACGATGGAGAGGTTTATGATACGATGGTTGCTGAGTATATTTTATCGAAAGCCCAGCGTTGGCCTCTTGGACTTGCTGCTCTTGCAGAAAAGTATGACGTTACCAAGAAGGAGAAAGACCTTGTGGAGCCGTACCTCAAAAACGGCAAGACGTTCTACGACATACCGTGGGAGATAGTAGAAGAGTACGGAAAAGCTGACGTACTTGCTACTGAAGAGATTGCACTTAAACAGCTTGATGCCTTTGGCACTACCTTTGAGGAACTATGCTATGGAACGGACTTTACTGCCGACGCTAAGACTTTCGCTTGAGATGACTGACTCGCTTGCTCGTATAGAGCAAAACGGATTGAAGATAAACCTAGAAACCCTAGACCAGATTGAGCGAGAATATCAAGAGGAGATGGATGAACTAGAGGTTCGCCTAAACCAACTGGCAAGGGACGCAATGGGTGATACACCCATCAACTTATCTAGTCCAGATGATCGTAGCATTCTTTTATATTCACGAAGAGTAAAAGATAAACCAACGTGGTCACGGATATTTAACTTGGGTCACGAGAAGCGCGGAACAACCATGAAGCCAAAGCTTCGCACACGGATGAAGCGTGGGGAGTTTAACGCTGCCGTTCGTAACATGACAGACGTTGTACATAAAACACGGGGTAGTAGATGTGCAGGGTGTGTTGGTTTTGGCAGGGTTCGTCCTGTCAACAAAAACGGACAACCTAGTAAGTTGCTTCGTATTTGCAAGCCGTGTGGTGGTACGGGTGTTATTTACCAGAGCACGGGTGAAGTAGCAGGATTCAAGCTTGTACCCCGCGATCCGATGGATACGGCATCCGCCGGATTTAAAACCGACAAGATTACCCTAGAAAACCGACAAACCGACTTGTCGGGGGATGCCCATGAATTTGTTGTTGCCTACGTGCGATATAATGCGCTTCGTACTTACCTGTCCACTTTTGTAGAAGGGATGAAAAACAATGTTGACGAAAATGGTTTTATCCATCCAGAGTTCATGCAGTGTGTTACGGCGACGGGTCGTCTTTCGAGCCGCAATCCTAACTTTCAGAATATGCCACGTGGAAATACCTTCGCTATACGGAAGGTTGTCGAGAGTCGCTTCGAGAATGGGCTTATACTTGAGGGGGATTACTCGCAACTAGAATTTAGGGTGGCTGGATTTCTTGCAAAGGATAGTCAAGCCTACGTCGATGTAAATGAGGGTACAGATGTTCACCAATACACTGCAGATATTATCGGATGTAGCCGCCAAGAAGCAAAGGCACATACCTTCAAGCCTCTATATGGCGGAGTCACCGGAACCGACTCCCAACAACGCTACTACAGAGCCTTTAAACAAAAGTATGAGGGTGTCACCACTTGGCACGAGCAACTCCAGCGAGAGGCCGTCCAGCAGCGAGTAATCACCCTTCCAAGCGGCAGGCAGTACGCTTTTCCAGATGCGCGGTGGACTAAGTGGGGTACGGCTACAAATCGAACGGCAATATGCAACTATCCTGTGCAGGGTTTTGCTACGGCAGACCTATTACCCGCCGCCCTAGTTCGATTAGAAAGAATGATGCGTAGGAGAAAACTTAATTCTGTAATTTGCAATACTGTCCATGATTCTATAGTGCTAGATGTACATCCAGATGAAAAAGATGCTTGTATCAAGTTGTTAGAGTACGCTATGCTATCATTACCTACAGAGACAGTTAATCGTTATGGCATTGAGTATGATATGCCTGTCGGAATAGAATTAAAAATAGGAAAAAATTGGCTTGACTTGACAGAAGTAGATCTGTAATATCAATCTACAACCCTGAAATAAGGAGCATGAAGAATCATGGAAACAGGAACAGAAGTAATGAATATGAACGAAATGGACGCAATCGTAGCAGCCTTTAATGCGGATGATACAGAAGCATTGATGGAAGCAAGTGGACAGTCGGCAAAACCGACTGGTCAGACTGGTTTACCACGTATTAATATTAATTATGACGCGGAGACAGAAGACGGTAAGTCACTGCCACGCGGTTCGTGGAAGATGTATATGGATGGTCGGTTTATCTACTCAGAAGAGGTAACTATCCGTCCAATCCTTCGCACCTTTGAGTATAGTGTGTGGGATCAAGAGAGTGGCACCTTCTCCTCAAAGTCAGTACAGAAGCCTACTATATCTGGTATGTTTCCCGATACTGTAGGGGGAAATAAGTGTGGTCGCTTAACTCGTGATGAGGAAGATCGTCTAGCAAAAGATGATATTGAATACTTAAACTCACGAGCAGTAGTATGTAACCAAGTAATTTACCTAAAAGTGTCTGGATCATTTAAGGACGTTGATGGGAATGCGGTTGATGTTTCAGATCAGCCAGCGGTTGCTTACTTTAAGAGGTCTGGTTTCAAACCAATTAATGATTTCATTAATGGTCTGTCAAAGCAGAAGAAGTTAATGCAAAAGTGTGAAGTCTCCCTTACAACACACCGCCATAAAAATGGAAGTGTAACCTTCTGGACTCCCGTTCCTACACTAAAATCGGAAGTAGCCATCTCAGATCAAGATAAAGAATTGATGGGTATGTTCGCAGAGACTGTAAAAGGTCACAATGAAAATGTTATGAATCAGCATCGTGAAGCTGCAAAGCTGTTGTCTGATGACAGTGATATGGATTTGGCTGCGGATTTCGATAATGCTAACGCTGCTTAAACTACAAGACTTTCTGTTGAAAGCAACAGGGGGAGATGTAAAAGTCTCCCCCAATAATTTGCAAATCTTTGCAGATGAGTGTAAAGAGTCTGCTGCAAAACAACTAACACGAGAACGAGGTGCGTTCCGTCTTCGGATGTCAGGATTAGGTCGTCCACTCTGTCAACAGGTACTGGACAAACATGGCATCAAAGAGGAGATGGAGTACAATGCTTTGTTTCGTTTTTTATTTGGTGACTTAACAGAAGCAGCAATGATGCTGATGATGAGAGAAGCCGGAATAGAAATTGTAGATTTTCAAAAAGAAGTAGAATTAAAAATAGCTGGGGTTATTGTAAAAGGAACCTTAGATGTAATATTGCGAGATGAAACAGGACAGGATAAAGTCTGGGACATAAAATCAGCAAGTGACTGGGCATTTAATTATAAATTTACTGGCTTGGGTGGTTATGATAAATTAAAAGAAGATGATCCGTTTGGGTATTTGATGCAAGGGTTTTTATATAGTGAGGCAGTTGGTTTACCGTTTGGTGGTTGGATTGTTGTTAATAAGTCTAGTGGCTTGATAGCAGTTGTTGAGGTTCCAGATTGGTCGCAGGACGATAAAGAGCACTATCTGAAGGATGCAGCGGAGCGTGTTAAGTTTCTTAACAACCCAGATGTAAAGCCCTTCAAACCATTTAAACCTATTGCTGAAACCTACAAGAACAAGGGTGAAATTATTTCTACGGGTAACAAGTTATTACCTCGTGAGTGTAACTTATGTGGATATCGCCACCACTGTTGGCCTAAAGCTATTTTACATGATAGGGTAACATCACGAGCAAAGTCACCACCTCAAGTATGGTACTCAACACTTAAAAGAGTGGAGCTGTGATGCCATACTTATTCGTAAAAAATTATGAAGTAGAGTTGATGCAGATGAATAAAAGTCTGTATCATCTATATATAGAGTCTGTTAAAAATTCTGGTGGGGAGAGGCGTATATGTCAGATGCGTATTCACGAAAACGGCTTACCGCTCACACTCGTTGAAAATTACAGCAAAGAGGGACAACTTCTTGCTGAAACCGACTCACGAGATATCAAGACTGTAGAAGAACAATTACAGAAAATAAGTAGAACTTCATTTTCAGGGGCTTATGTATGTGTGCCGATGCACCCTTTAACAACAGAACTTACCAATTTAGAAAGACTATCCCCAAAACTGGCAGGGTATGTAATAAAAAGACTACATTCGATAGGGATAGAGTTTTGAAAAAGGCAGGATACAGGTCGCAGTTTGAGCTAAACATAGCTAGAACATTGACGGAAAATAAGGTTCCGTTTAAGTACGAGGAAACAAAGTTTCAGTATATACCTGAACCGCGCAACTATACACCTGACTTTTACCTAGAAGAGTCGGGTATATTTGTTGAGGCAAAGGGACACTTAACAAGAGAAGATAGAGTTAAAATGTTGTTGGTAAAAAAACAACATCCTGATATAGATATTCGCTTTGTATTCCTTCGTGCATCAAATAAGATATATAAAAACAGCAAGACTACGTATTCTGCTTGGTGTGAACGACACAACTTTATATGGGCTGAAGGCTCTATTCCAACAGATTGGTGTAAAAAAAATGGCAAATGATAATGATATAGAAAAGAGTATAGAAGCTATGTCGCTGTTACCTGACAGATATTATATAATCCTACGTTCAGAAGGTGATAATGAGTTTACTTTATCCGCCTACGACACAACTAACAAAACGTATGAGGACGATGAAGATTTTGATTCTGCTATGGTTATTCAAGAGGGTGTTTTGGAGATGATTAGAACTCAGACTGAAGACTTGTATGATAGGGGGGTAGCTGCGATAAAATTTAGAATTGTGGGTCAGGAGATAATAGAAGAAGAAAATATAACAGACCCTAGAATTACCAAGACTGTGGAAGGTAATGTAGTTAAAGTAGACTTTGGTACAGAACAATGAACTTAAATGAGTATCAAACTAAAGCAGCAGCTACTGCTGTGTACCCCGATGAATACAAGATAATTTATCCCACGTTGGGATTGTCGGGAGAATCCGGCGAGTGCGCCGACAAGTTGAAAAAGTATTACAGGGACGGTAATCCCTCTCTTTTCTATAAAGATGACCTTGCAAAAGAAGTTGGAGATGTGCTATGGTACGTTGCAATCTTGGCAAGAGACTTAGGCTACAGCTTAGAAGAAGTCGCGCAGATGAACCTCGACAAGTTAGAGGATCGTATGATTCGTGACAAGCTACAAGGCAGCGGTGATGATAGATGAGACACGAAGAATTTATGAGGCGACAGATGCAAAATTCACAAATGAACGCATGGAATAACTGGGCAAACTCTAGGCCTAGCAAAGAAGATGAAAACGAACAAGCCGGAAAAGAAGCGTACGGAGATTTAGATATTGTCAATAATCCGCCACACTATAATCAAGCAGATATCGAATGCATTGACGCAATCGAGGCGGCGTTGTCTCCAGAAGAATTACGAGGGTACTACAAGGGCAGTATCTTCAAGTACACGTGGCGAGAAAGACATAAAAACGGAGACGAAGATATCGCCAAGTGCAAATGGTACACTAATAGACTGTTAACAATTAAAAACCGACTCAAAGGAGAATAAAGACATGAACAACATGTTGCCAACACCATATCAACAATTCATTCACAAATCACGCTATGCTCGTTGGTTAGACGACGAACAGCGCAGAGAGAACTGGGATGAGACTGTATCTAGATATGTCAACTTTATGGCTAATCATTTATCTAGTAAACACAACTATAAGCTCTCTGAGTCACTAAAGAATGAGATTGAAGATGCAATTTTGAGTCTGAGAGTCATGCCTAGTATGAGAGCAATGATGACTGCTGGTGATGCTTTGGGACGTGATAATGTGTGTGGTTATAATTGTAGTTACATTCCTGTAGATAGTCCCCGTGCGTTTGATGAGTGTATGTATATATTGATGTGTGGCACTGGTGTCGGTTTTAGCGTTGAAAAAGATAACGTCAATAAACTCCCTGTTGTGTCAGATAACTTTAATGAGTCAGACACTGTAATTAAGGTAGGAGATAGCAAACCGGGATGGGCAAAAGCCTATCGGGAATTGATTGCGTTGCTTTATGCAGGTCAAATTCCTACGTGGGATGTTTCGGGTGTTCGTGCTGCAGGTGATCGTTTGAAAATTATGGGTGGTCGTGCAAGTGGCCCCCAGCCGTTAGTTGAACTATTTAATTTTACAGTGGAAATTTTTAAGAAAGCACGAGGTCGTAAATTACTTCCTATAGAATGTCACGACCTTATGTGTAAGGTAGGCGAAATTGTCGTTGTGGGTGGCGTTCGCCGTTCAGCTTTAATTAGTCTGTCCGACATAGAAGACAGGGATATGGCTCGTGCAAAGGCAGGGAAATGGTGGGAGACAGAGAAACAACGTGCGTTGGCTAATAACTCTGTAGCCTACGCTCGTAAGCCGGACATTGGCACATTTATGGAAGAGTGGGTGTCCCTGTACACTAGCAAATCTGGTGAGCGTGGTATGTTCAATCGTGAAGCAGCAGACAAGCACGTTGCTCGTAATGGAAGACGACAGACAGGACACATGTGGGGTACGAACCCTTGCAGTGAGATAATCTTACGCCCGTACAGTTTTTGTAATTTGTCAGAGTGCGTAGTTCGAGAATACGATTCTTTAGATGACCTAAAAGAAAAGATACGTATAGCGACTATACTAGGTACGATGCAGTCTACTTTAACTGACTACAAGTATCTTAGAAAGATATGGAAAGACAATGCAGAGGAAGAGCGTCTTCTTGGTGTGTCTCTAACAGGTATTATGGATCATCCTGTTCTGTCAAAGAATGTAGACAGTAAAAGATGGTTAACCGAAATGCGGGAGTACGCAGTAGAGGTAAACAAAGGATTTGCTAAATCTTTAGGCATAAACCAAAGCGTTGCAATCACATGTGTGAAACCGTCTGGAACGGTGTCTCAACTTGTAGATGCTGCTAGTGGGATTCACGCTCGACACAATGATTACTATATTCGTACAGTGCGCGGAGACAACAAAGACCCACTCACACAATTTTTGATTAACACTGGTGTGTACAACGAACCAGAGCATAACCAGCCGGATTCTACTACGGTATTTAGCTTTCCTACAAAGGCTCCCACTGGTGCTATAACACGTACAACAATGTCTTCTATAGAACAGCTTGAATTGTGGAAAACGTATGCTTTGTATTTTTGTGAACATAAGCCATCTGTTAGTATCACTGTTAAAGAACACGAGTGGATGGAAGTTGGTGCGTGGGTGTATGAAAACTTTGATATAGCATCTGGTGTTTCATTCTTTCCTTATGATGATCACACCTATGTACAAGCTGTGTATCAAGACATTGATGAAGATGAGTACAACGAATGGATGCTAACATATGGTAATGTTGATATCGATTGGCAAAAGTTAACAGACTTTGAAAAAGAAGATAATACTACAGGTTCCCGTGAACTTGCTTGTACTGCAGGCGTTTGTGAAGTTGTGGATTTAACGGCAGCATGAACTGTTGGCACTGCACATACGCATTGACTTGGGGCGGTGACCATGATACAGATGATGATCCAGATCATTCTATGGTCACCAATCTTAGTTGTTCAAACTGTGGGGCTTTTGTTTTAGTTTATTTACCTAGAGATGAGGAAGAGAGAGATGGATAAAAAAAATACCATTAGCATTGATGGTACTGAAATTGACTACGAAGAACTAGAAGACAAACAAAAGTATATGGTTAATCAGATCAAAGACCTGAACATAAAAATTGCAAACGCAGAATTTGTATTAGACCAGTTACGTATAGCACAGAACTCATTTACCAACTTGCTTGTACAGTCTTTAAAGGAAGAATCAGATGATTCAGATAAAGATAACGCCTGATATAATTACTCGTGCCAAAAAGAAAGCTGCCTCTGTAGGTAACTTACAGGGCAGCATCACGGGCAGTCTCAGCAACGTGGTTGGGGCAATTGGTGAAATAATAGTAGAAGACTATTCTGGCGGTGAACCTGTCAATAACAAGGACTTTGATTTGGTTTTAGAAAACCGACGAGTTGACGTAAAAACAAAGCGGTGTAACACAACTCCGTCACCTAACTATGATTGTTCTGTGGCGGCACACGGTTCGAAACAAGACTGCGATAGTTATGTCTTTGTACGTATCCTGACTGATCATAGTAAAGCGTGGATACTTGGAGAGGTATCTAAGGATAACTTTTACAAAAAAGCGACCAGATATCAGCGAGGAGATATAGACCCCGCGAACGGCTTTAAATTTAGGGCTGACTGTTACAACCTAGCTATACAAGAACTAGAGAACGTCAATGTCAAGAAAACAACACAAGGCTAATCTGTTTCAATTCACTGCACACCTAAAACAAGACGGAAACGTTGAGTTGAACTGGGAGGGTGTGCCTCCCGAATCTTTCGAATCCGCAATGAATAAAGGGATGCCAGAGTATGAAGGAGCACACTCTATAGCATCCCTGTTAAGGTATTTGCGGTCTATGGGAGATGAAATGATGGACAAATCCCGTAACTACATCTAAATTACTTATGTTCTTTTTGAACAGTAAACCTAGCGCGAATTGATGACCCCTTGTGCCGCTTGTATCCGGTAGAGGGGTTTTTCATTAGCTTGTAGCCACCACCCTTTTGCTTCATCCAGTGATAGCCCTTTGGGGCTGTTACCATTTTACTAGCCACGTTTCTTTGCCTTTCCGCCGTACATCATTTTACCCTTGCCATCGGCTGCGTAAAACGGAACTTTCTTTCCATCTTTTTCTACCATCTGTAGTTTGCCACCTTCTGCCATCCGTTGCATATTCATCGGTTGCATAGGCATCATACCTGCCATCTGTTGGTTTTGTTGCTTTTGCGTTGTGGTCATGCTGCCACCCATCTGAGCCTTTTTACGAGGCTTCTTTGCCATGCCACCATACATCATCGGCTTGCGACGGGACATGCCCCCATACATCATGCCTTTGCGTTGTCCATTAGTATATTCTTTCATTTTTTTATCCTCACTTTTGCATAACTTGTTCATAAAGGGATTTACCAGAGTTGTAAATAAACTCATGTCCATAGTCACTTGTAACTTTTACAGGGTCTTTCACTGTTTCGCGCCAGTTGTCGTAACGCTCTGTAGCTATAACCAGCAATTCAAATAGCTGCTTATCCTTTTCGAAAGATAATGGCTTTCCTGTCTCTATCATCTCCATCAACAGGGAACCTACCTTCGGATCAGTCAAGGCTGCAGTTAAAAGCTGCATATTCTTTTGCCTCATCTGCTGCAAGACTGCCTCTGTACCAACGTACCTGAAGCTAACTACACCACGATTAACAGCGTAAAAGCGACTGATGTAGCTCTCTACAGAGAATTTGCGAGGGATGCCTGATATGTTCGTGCGTCCTGCAGACTCTGCAGTTTCGTTCGCTGTGAAGCTTATGATGTTTCTGTAGGTATCGTAGGCTTTGTCACCGATTACTTCTCTTACAACTTCTGCTGTACTAGGGTCGTTGAATCCCATGAATTGCTTTAGGGATTCAATATCCAAGTCCACATTCGGAACCATCAGGTATTGATTAGATGGGTCTATGGTGTATCGCCCTGTCGGATTGAACGCCTTACGATCAATCTCCTGAACCAGAAGCGACTTGATTATTTCGTTGGTTTCTTCTTCGCTTCGCTTCAAGGACTTGAGATGCTTTTTTAGATCGTTCAAGCGTCCTACGCCACCGGATATCAAAACCGACCCAACGTTACCAGAGTCTAACACCCCTTGAGAGTATTGTCTTAGGAACTGTTTGCTTTCACCAATACCCTGTTGTATCTTTTTGGCTTCTCGTACGACACGAGCCTTTTCACGTGAAACAGCTTTTTGTAGTTGTTTAACCCCTGCTTGGAAGTACTCAGGATCGACGCTGTTCTTTCCGAAGTCAGGGAACACATCCGTCATAACTTTGTCTAAGTCTAGGAGACGTACTTCAACACCATCTTCTCCAACACCCATAAAGGTATCTTGCAGACTATTCATCTTCCTGCGAAGGTCGTTAAAGTCGATAGGCTTACCGCTAGTGATGGTTTCGGTCAACCATTCGCGACTACGTGCCTCTAGGATTGCACGAGTAGCCTGACCATTTTCACTGTTCAATTGTATGCGATAGTTTCCGTTTGCATCTACGTCACCGATTGCTTCGGAAAGGGAGAGTGTAAACTTTGTTTTGTCCACGTCCTCCATGTCGGCAATTTTATTGAAGTCTAACCATCCTACAGGAGCATTTTTACCGTAGTCGATACCTAGTGGATAGTCCGAAGAAACACCAGTAGGTAAACGAGCATCCTTATTTTTCCACCCCAACCAGTTACCTACGTTTTCATCATTGTAGAACCGACGCTTGTACTCCGTCCAACGAGACTTTCCTTCAGCCAAGACCTCCTGAGTAGAACGTAGTGATCCGTTCTCTTGTTTAATGAACAACTGACCCACAGAAACTCGTTGGCCTGTTTCTAGCTGAACTTCGAAGGAATCCATGAGTCCGTCTGCTATATTTTGAACATTATCTATTTGCATTTTTGCTGTAGAGTCTTGAGTCTTGAAGCTTATTTGATTCAAGGCATCAGACATCTCTTTAGCTTGTTGGAAGGAGATAGGAAGAACCCCGATATCTTCCCCAGCTAATTGCAGATCTTTTCTGAGTAGCTGTGCAGCCAACAAGTCTCGTGGAATACGTTTGTCATTTATCAGTTTTATCGTAGCGGGATCGTTTGCTTGGCGAGCAGCAGCCAACGCACCCTCAACAATCTCATCTGCATCTTGTCCTGATCGTTGGGCAATATCCAAGATAAAGGCTCCTGCCGCTTCATCCAAAAATGCAAACATCTTGCCGCTTGTTGAGCGAGACATCGTTTTACCAGACATCTCCAAAAGCAGGGTGGTTCCTTCTGCAGTGCCCAGTACATCAAACATGCTATCTAGCACGGGACCGGCATCTGTAGTGGCTTTCCCTATAATAACTTGGTCATCTGCAGTACGAAATTGAGCGTTGTCTAGCTGACGAAACGGTGCAGCAGCAATCTCTCGCTCCCGTACGTTTCTACTTTCAAGTAATGCTGCAAGAGCATCCCCTGATTTTTGAATGTCACGTGCTTTTGCTGGCTCACGTCCCGGACGGATAATTGTTCCATCAGGAAGAATCTTGTTAACCTGCTTGTTTACGTCGCCCTGCGTCGGAAGAATACGAGCAATCTGAGTTGCTTTATCCTTGATGGCTCCGGCTATACCGTCTTGTGTTCTAGCAACTTCGTTTTGAATTGCTAAAACACTACCCGCATTTATCCTAGAAATATTGTGCTTTGTAAGGCTGTCGAGTGCACTACTTAGTTCAGTTGCCCCCGCTTCGCCTAAATGATCGTAGATATCGTCTGATCCCCGAATCATACCCTTCACACTAGTCTCGTAGCTTCTTCCGATAACTTCTAAGTCATCTGCTAGTTGAGCGGTTGTGCCATCTGCATAGGTTATGGCAGCTTCGACGGTATCGTACAGTTTCTTTATGGCGTTTCCTTCGATGTCCACGCCTTCCGTACGGGCAAGAGTTTGCATAACAGTACGAAGTTCAGACACAAACTTTTGTTGAGTTAGTAGGTTTGTATGTAAGGCTTGAGTTTGAGCGTTAAACGATGCAACTTGAGGGCCGTGTAAGTCGAGTGCAGAACCTTCTTCTAGGGTTTGTAGAAGGGACAAGCCTAGTATTCGAGACACAGAACGATCTAAGACATCTGGATTTACACCAGCCGATACAAGCTCTTGCTTAAGTCCGTTGAAGTACTTTACTCGTGTTTTCAGTGCCTCTCGAAATTCTGGATCAAATTTTTTCATGTTGCTAAGTACGAGATCAGCAAGGTCTAGTTGTTTTCCTGTCACGTTGTCGAGATCAAACTTTTTTAATAGCTTTTTGGCATCTTTGCCGCCTTTGACAAGACCGTAGGTTATTCCGCCTAATGCTCCCAAAAACTCTCCCATCATAGGATCTCCACCGTATATTTCAAATATTTGATTCATACTAGCAGCACCAACTATCACGGCAGCATCTTGAACGTTGGCCTCTCTGATAAATTTAGGTGTTTCTGATCGGGCTACAGTTTTTCGAAGATCTAGTTTTGCGATTTCAATTTTTCTAGTTACGTCTTCCAAGCGTCTTGCTTCGTCTGGATTCAAATCCCTGCCTGCTTGCTTTGCACGATTGATAATACCATTCTTCTGGTTGTGCAGGTTTTTGTAGTACTCAGACATATTACGTACTTCGATGCGATTAGATGCAATCTGTGCCGCGTCGGTTAGTTCCATACCATTCTTAAATCGACTGGATGTACGAATACCGTTGACAAATGCAATAGCTTTTGCTGGGATGTTTGCAATGCCACCAATAAGCTTGATGTCTTTTGCTTTGGTTAAGTCGACGGGGAAGCTGTACTTCCCTATACCAACGTTAACAGTTTTCTCTCTCATGGCTTTGAATGCCTGCAACACATCTTCAGGCTCTGCATCAGGAAACTTCTTGCGATATCGTGCTTCGAAGTCACCGAAGTATTGCATTTCCTTTTTACCAGCCTGTACCTTTCTCAAGGTAGCAAGTTTGGTAGGTCCGGCTACCTCGATTGCAGTCGCTGCAGCTTGGGTCCCAGCACCGGAAAACCGACGTGAAATAGATTCCGCTACGTGGTACGGCACATCCAAATTTAACTGCGTATATCTGTCTTGAATCAAAGCTGGCATACTAGGGATGAAGGTGCTCAACCATCTTTCACGATCTGAGGAGTCTGATAGGTTGTAGTCACCAACTTTCAAACCCTCTGATACTGCTCCGAAGGCTTCTCCTACGAGGTATGGAGCAGCCGCAACTGCGTACTTCAAAGTCTCATTGGTGATACCGACGAGTTTGGACGGATCACCAAAACCGACTCCCCCGAACTGAGGAAGGTTTACGCTGTGTAAGATGATGCCTGCACGAGTACGTTGACTTTTCACCCCTTGATTGATAAGGAAGTTATCGAACTGTTTGGCAAAGATGGCACGATTAGTATCTTCATCGTAACCCATGTTTAACATGTAACGTGATCTAGCTTCGTCGTTAATGAAGGGAATACCGATGAGCTTCTTGTTGATATCTTCCAAGACCTTTTCGTACTTTTCATCGTACACGGCAGTCATGTAGCGTATGTCAACCTCTTGACTTGCGTCATCGCCAACGTAGTACCCTAGTTTTGTTCCTTGAACTTCATCTACCAGTTTTTGACGTGCTTCGAGGGTATCTTCTCCTTCTAAAAAGGCACTAAAAGCAAACGTTTCAGGATTACCGCTTTCAGTTAAGCGTTTAGTCGTTACGTAGTCGGCACTCATCAGGTCTTCATCGGCTAAGTCAGAATCTTTGACAGAAATGATTGGCGTTAGTAGTTCAGGATTTTCAATTATGCGGCGACGTTTAGCAATGGCTTGTGCGCCAAGAAACGGATCGCTATAATCTATCTCTACTTTTGACGGGTCCATCGTGAGAGCAGGCTCTGGAGAAAGATATCTTCCCGATTCCCCAATCGTAGAAAGCGGAGTTGCTTTGGGAAAATCCTCGACCACCCCTTCTGGAAGTTTCTTTCCAATGCCTGTCGGTTTCGTCTGTAGCGTTATATTGCTAATGCTCGTAGGATTCAGGGCTGCAGCAGCAGGCGAAAGTATTGTTTCAGCAAGACCAAGCGTTGACTTGGGCAATTTATCGAAAATAGAGTATCCTTCAGCCATGTTACTAACCCTGTCTTTTTTTCAAAGAATTAAGAAATAGTTGATACGCTGGTGAATTTTTGTCGATAGTATCACCCTCTTTTAGTTTTTCTCCTGCAGGCAAGTGTCTATTCATCCTCATAATAATTTGTCTATCAGACATATTTTTTACTGCGTCTTCCGCACTGAAGCCGGTTCCGCCCAACTGTGATCGTAGCACATTAGCCGCAGATGCTGGGGTGATAACAACGTCTGAAGTAGCAAGCATGTCGTCTGCAATAGCCATAGCAGCGTTATCAAGAAAGTCGTCGCTACTCAAGTATTTTGCACGGATTCTGATACTGTCTAGCATGTCCTTTGCCGCCATGAGGGATGCTCGTTGTGCGTCTGGACTATCAAATGCTCCTTGACGTAAGGCAGACAGGATCAACTGAACGTCTTGGTCAGAGATGGTTCTTCCGCCTGTTCCGCCCTGAATAGCGGCAGATAGCTCATAAGCAAGGACAGTGATGTGGAAGTTACGAGTAGCAAGCATACGTTCTTTCATATTATCACCTGCCGCTTGCATTTGTGCAGTAACCTTTTTGGCATCTTGGATTAGCAACTGTCGTGCAGACTCTGTTATGTTTATGTCGTTATCAGTAGATCCTTTAGCTATAATAGAATCAATCAAAGATTCAGCAGCAGTGTCCAAATCTGCTCCAACTGCACCACCAGAGAGTTTACTCAAAAACTGTGCGCCTCTTTCACCAAATTCTCTAGCTAAGTACTGCAAGCCATCTATTGTCAAATCAAAGTTGGCTACGGCAGTAGACCCTAGAGGTGCACCGGTTCTGGGATCAAAGTAGGAACCTAGCGCAGACTTAGCAGCCCTTGTACCTCTGACAGCAGAGTCTTTTTGCGTACGAAATGCGTAACGTCTTTGCTTTCCTTGTGCGCTGCCGTCAAGTCCGTACTGTTGGGCCAAGAGAGTTTGAACTCGCGTTCCACCCACGCTAATCAAGCTTCGAACTGTCATCACACCAGATTCCAAATCTCCGCCAACCATAGCGGTAAACTTGTTTGCTATGTTCTTTTTAGTTGGGGCATCAACTGCAGCAAGCACAATATCGTTTTTGGGATCAGTAGAGTTTATTATTGCAATAAATGCGTCTAGCTCAGTAATGGGTTTACGAGTATCAGTCCCAGCAACAAGGATATTAGTTGACATGGACATCAGGTTATCTAGCGGGGGTTGGTTTTCAGCGTTTTTGGGACCAAGCCCATCCGCTCGTTGGACTAGATTGCCCAAAGCATCTCGCTTGTCTGCAATTAAGTAAGACAACAAGTTCTGTGCCTTCTCTGGATTGTTCGTAGCATTTAGAAGAGTCGGGTATAGTGTGTTTTTAATAAACGGTGCGTACTTTTCTGATGCAACTTTTCCGTACACTATACGGGCAAAAGGATCGGTTTCGCCCTCCCTAATCACAGGCTCATTCGCTACAACAACCGCTGCATTGGGATTTTCGGTAGTCAAGGTCTGTTGGATACGTGCAGCCATGTCCGCATTTCCCTTCATATCCAAGCTCAAAAGGAACTGCTCCATGCCTTTTACTTGTAACACATTTGCATAACCTGCTTCGACCATCTGTGCTTTATGGCTTAGAAATATACCGTTTTCTGCAAGATCGGTTCTTGCTGCTTTCAAGTTTGGGTCGGTATCTAAACGTAGTTTGAATGTAGGTCCAAATTTTGATACGAACTCTGCAGCCTTACCCTCTGTACTGTTAATAGCTTGCAGGTTATCTATCACAGAACTATTTAACGAATCTGCTTTATCAAAGATGCTCTGGCTGTCTTTTGCCCCGATAATAGTATCTGTCCCTAGTGTCATATAGTTTGTATACTTGGATAATTCCAAAGCCCGTGTAGTAGCAGCGGTATCTTTGGGAGTTCTTGACGTTGAACCAGCAAGAGCCTTAACCGACTTTCCGTCTGGGCTAATCTCTACGCGAGTTTCTCTAACTGCGTTTCTTCTATCTTCAGGCTTAAAGTCGGGGTCTGTACTGAGTATAGTAGAGCCATCTTCCATCTCGTATTCTATTGCGGAAGAAACACTTGCCGATCTCAAGGGTTGACTTACAAGCCGGTCACCAACAAATTTTCCTTGCTGAATGTCAGATTTATCATACCCATTATCTATAAACGATTGTTCGTCTTTTCGTCTGACGGTCATCCCATTATCTAGAGTAACAAAATAATAGTCTTCTCCCGGAGTTTTTCCCGGCTCTGCGTAGTCTCTTTCAGTCTGACTATCCAACTGCCCGTTTTTAAATTTTTTCATAACGTGACGAATCGGATCGCCAGTTCTTTTGTTTATTTCAATTGCTTCTGCTTCGTCCGCTACCTTTTTTCCGCCGATGTAAAACTCATCCACGTTGGTAATTTTTGCCGGACCCCGCATAGCTTTTATAAAACTTGAGTCGAATGGCATGAGTTTTCCATCAACAACATTACCCACGACAGGATGAAGTTTGTCAATGTCTGTCATATCATAGCGCGGACCGTAGATATTTCGTAACTGTGATTCGGGAACAGGAGATCCGTTGTAGTTACGAAGAGGCTCAATCTTGGATTCGCCTGTGTAAGCTTGCCAACCATTTTTGATTGTTCCTGTTTTTACTACTTTTGCACCCTTTGGAAGCATTCTAGGGCTTCCTACCATGTGCTCTCCCCACACACCGTCTGGAGTCTTGTATATCAAGCGTTGAGCATTTTCGTCACGACGTACCCGCTCTTTTTCTTCAGCTTCACGGACTTTTTGTGCAGCAGCAGCTTTGTCTAGGGCAATTTGTTTTGCTTCCTCTTTGCGTAGCTTCGCCTCATCCTTACTCTTTTTGTACATTGCGCTTCCAGCTAACAGCAATAGTTTTTCAAATCCTGCCATTATTTTGACTCCTCAGTTGTCAAGAACGAAACCGACGCTTCTTTAGGTTGCTCGACTGGGCCGTACGCACTTTCAATAAAGTCATCTGCTTCCATGCGCTGCTGTCTGTTAATTTCTTCGTTCATCTTGAGGTACAACTCTGGATTACGTTGCTTTAGGATGTTAAAGAAGGCAACATCATCAAACTCTTCTTCATCTTCTCTTTCTATAAACATCTGTGGTTCGAAACCTTCTTCGAGAGCCATGTTGTACAGAAAAATACCGACTGCAGGTTTGATTAACTCTGCTACGTCAGGATTGTAGTATCCCTCCCTGAATCCCACGAAGGATATCCGATTAACCATCTCCTCTACAGTGATACCGGCAAGAAGCATCTTCAAGATTCCTTCCCGTTGTTGCGGGTTGTCATCAATTGCTTCTGTTACATAGTCGATTGCATCATCTGGGTCTGCATAAATGGGAGGCTGTTCCCAAGCCCACTTTCCCGGTTCGTCAGTGAGGGAGTGTCCCGGTGGTGCAGAAAGAGCATTAATTCTATCAAAAGCCATGTTTCTATCCTGTTCTTGCATCTTTACTGTAGGAAGGAGTTCTTGTTGCGGTGCGCTTCACACTAACTCTGCCTAACGTCGTACTTCCTGTTGATCTAACTTGAGCAAGAATGCGCTGGGGAATTTTGCTTGCGCGAACGTGTTGCGCTAGGTAGGCTTGCATTTTTGGTGATTGCAAAGCATTACCAACTCTTCCACTTCTACCTAGTGGTATCTGCCCAGCCTGTCCTGCTTGAAAATTAGTGTTGCTACGAGCAAAAGAGGATTGTGTTTTTCCGCGTGGTAAAGAGGGCATCTGTCCCGTGTCTCCGAACATATTTAGGAAAGAAGCCGATGCCTGTTTAATATTATCACTTGAGAGGTTGTCTTGCAACCAGTCTGGAACATAATCATCGTAGAATCCCTTAACAGCGGAACCTACAGCGGTGTCTCCAAAAGGGGTAACACCCAAATAATTTAGTCCTTTTGCAGCGAAGTTATCTCCTGAAAAATATGATGCTCCTTCCCCAGAAACTCCTCCCGGTGATGTGTCCCCAAACAAATATTCCCCTGCAATATCCGCTCCAACCAAAGCAACGCCTGTTTTAAACCACTTCTGTTCCCAAAATTTAGCCATGAATTATCGCCTTCTTAGTTGAATATATTATCAAAAATTTTATTTTCGACATAATCATCATACTTTGTATCGTACAAATCTTTATCAGCCGCAATTGCTGCAGCTTGCATAGCTGCTTGTGCCGCTCTATCCTTATCATTTTCAGCGGCTTTCATGTTCCACGATGCTTGATCACGATACGCCTGCCAGATATTGTTCATTGCGTTTTGTTGAATACCTAAAAGATTTAAGATATTTAGTCGGTTTGCTTCATTCGTTGCGGCAGTGTTTGCGGTGTTTGTTTGTCTGCGCCAGTTCGCATTACTCTGATCAATTTGCATACGCATGTTTGCGTTGAACTGATCGCGGGTCGTTTGCATCTGAGCATTGAACTCATCTACGGCAGTTTTTTGACTCACGTTAAATTGCTCTAAAGAAGCTTTGCGATTTAAAGTGGCGTTGGTAATTGTAGCACCCAACTCAGCAAAGAACATATCAACTTCATTCTGTGACTTTGCATTGAATTGATTAGCTGCGTTTTCTGCAGCAGCATCTGACATCAGGGCAGCAGTCTTGCTTTGGAACGTGATTACGCTAGACTGTTGTTCATTAGACAAGTTTTGCAAATCCATAGATAAAAAGGCTTTAGCGTTGTTTGCTGCAGCCTGCTGTCTGTTGTTTAAATTTGCCATGTCCATAGAGGCGTACACGGATGCGTTTTGTAAAGCTGCCTGCTGCTCGTTGTTTAAGTTTTGAAGTTGAATCGTTGCGTACTTACTTGCATCGTTTGCCGCAATCGGAATCCCAGACTCCATAACGGACTGGACCATAGCTGCAGCAGCCATAGAACTCGAACCTAATCCTCGTTGTGCCATCAAAGAAGATACGGCCCGTACTTGTGGTGCGGCCCAAGCAGGAAGAGGCTTTCCATCTTCGATGGTAGACATGAGTTGAGCCATCTGGAATTGAGTTGTTGCTCGTGGGTCTAAATTTGCTGTTGCAGCCTTTGCTAAACTGTCGGGAGAAACCGACCCCTGCTGGGCTTGCATCAGGGCTTGATTAGATACTGTTCCCTGTGCAGCCTGTGCAGCACCTACCTTGTCTGCAGTAGTGGCTGCTTGATATCCCTTCGCAGGACCAGCCGCTGTTGGTGCAGTCTGATCATAGTCTTTTATATCAATTTCGTCTGGTGCGGCAACTTTTGGTGCTTGTATTTCTTTGTCAGAAACATCCAAAAGTTCGTCCTGTTTGACCTGTTGATCAATAGGGGTGAAGGTAAGTTCGCTATCAAGCTTTTTTTGATTAGCCTGATCTAGCATTTTCTTTCTTGCTTCTTGTTCTGTAAGAGCCATTTACTAATCTTTCTGTAAAACGCGGTCTAACTTATCTTCAACACGATGCAGTGCTTCCATCACACGGCTCATGTCCTCTCGTACCTCACTACGGGTCACGTATTCTTCACGAGTACGGTTGAGCAATATTTCTATACGTTTCTGTTCTTTTGTCATGCCAGAAAGAAACCACGCCCCACCCATTACGACTATACCGATTAGGGTATCTATGATGTGTACAAGGTCCACTACGCAGACCAACCCGATGGAGTTTTTGAAACAATTGCAGGGCTTACAAGATTGTTGATTTCAGTATCGAGTTGGGCCTTTAATTCATCTTCTGTTTTGCCTAGTTTTTTAAAAACCCGCGCCTTGCACCAATCTTTTGTTATACTATCAAATGCAGTAAAATCTGAGTCAGCTTCCCCGGCACTTGTTGCTCCGTATATTGATGCTGATAAGTAAGCACCTGTTGCGTCTTTTTCACTATCACTAACAGCAATAACACGCCAGTGAATAGTCTTAATTACATCTTTTAGGTCACCCTCAGTTGGTACCGTGTCAAGTGTGGGAAATTCCCAAGTGTATGTATTAGCCATCTATCTCTCCTTACGACCACGGGGTAAACTGTTGTAAGCCGTACTGAACAGCCACTAATTTTGTTTCGCTATCACTAGAAAATGTAACGTCTTCCTGCGCGATACCGATAATCATACTTGGGGTTGCTGTTGCTTTTTGGCCTATACCAGCCGTTGCAGAGGAACAGATGCCATCTCCAATTTCTATGTTGCCGCCAGCATTGTTACAAAGAATGTGACCGTCACCAAGAATCAGGACTTGATGTTCGTTGGTTTGATTATCTGGCCCACCATTTAGGCAACCACCATACGCACCTAAAACCGCTTTACTATTTGCGGTTTGGGTTTTACGCACATTGTAAATAATGCCTCTTTCACTATCGGTACCATCACTTTTTTTACTGTATGAAAGGCTGGTTGTTTCTAAGAGTGTTCCATACGGGTACGCAGGTAAATCACTATCTGGGTCATTATCTGCATCAGGAATAATACAGAGGTGATTTGCAGTAAATGCGGCATAGGTAACTGTACCGCCACTAAAACTAATTGAACCTACGCCTGTTCCGTCACCATCCGTAAAACCAATAAGAGTTCCGGCACCGCTGTCGGCTCCAGCAGCTATTAAAAGCCCGTAACGATTTGCGTTATTCCCATCGTTTTTAAAGTAAGCAATATATTGAGCCGCATCATCTCCTAGAACCTCAAGTCTAAATCCGGGAGTAGTAATTGGGCCTATACCCACATTTCCGGTTGAACCAATAATCATCCTCTGGTCATTGTTAGCGCGAAATGCCAGTGAGCCAGTCCCATCTGCGTATCGAATACCGCCTTTATCTGCATCACCGCTAATTCCCATATCAAGAATGGATGTGCCGCCAGAACCAGAAAGCAGTTCCATTCGTGCATTAGTATCTACAATAGATAGAAGTTGGCTGGGACTTGTAGTCCCAATTCCAACCTTACCATCGCTAGTGATACGCATTGCTTCTGTTGATGCGCTACCGCCACTGTTAGTGTGAAATGATAGGCTTGTATTTCCACCGCTGCTGTACGAACCTATCGTTGCAATCCCCACATCTGATTCATAGTAAAGTTGTAATCCGTTGACTGAGCCAGTTGTGTCAAATGAGTTACTACTGCCTAACAGTCCAACCTGACCAATGCTGTCTATACGCATTGCTTCTGAGTTGTTAGAGTAGAAGGTAGGGAAATAAGTGCCGCTAGAGTTTATTGCACCCATGCGGACTTCGCCAGTAGTCGGAACTATAAGTAAACCGCCCTTTGCATCACCAGAGTATTCTGCAACAAAACCGTCAGTGTCATTTAAACCAATACTTGCTGACACTTTCTTTGTTGGCGAGGCAGTCCCAATGCCCACGTTGCCAGTGCTACCTTCCAAGAAAAAAGCGTTTGCGTCAGCGTTTGACTCAATGCGAAAATCTATATCAGCAGAAGATTCATTTATAACAAATTCAGCACCTCCACCAGCAGAGCCAGTGCCGTATCTCAGAAAATCTAATTGCGAACCGCCAACAAAAGCGTAGTGAAATACCTGTGCATCTTCAGCACCATCTGACGCATCTCTAAGTTTTACAAATTTGCTATGCAACTCAAGAGATTGTCCAGCATCATTATCACCAAGCCATTGTATCTGACCTAAATTATCGCCGTCTGCGGGGCTTCCTGAATCTCTATTCAAAGTTAAGACAGGGCCAACAGTAGCGTCTGCGTCAGTAGACTTGAGGGTAAGTTGTGAAGTGTTGTCGGCGGTAGTAATTGTTGCACCCGTACTGGATGTAATAGCACCATCAACTTGCAGAGTCGATGCCATGTCTACGGCACCATCAATGTCAACAACATCTAGGTTGGCTGTACCATCTACATCCAAGTCTGTACCAACGTACAGTTTCTTGGCTATACTCGCTCCACCCTCAGTTCGTAAGGCTCCGGTGTCACCAGTTGCATCACTAGCATCTGTTGCGTCTGTAACGTCAAGAACCCCACCAACAGTAGTGGCCCCAGATATGTCAACTGCACCATTAATGTCAATCAGGGTTGAGTTGAGTTCAATCTCATCATCTGCGTTAATGTCTAGGTCACCATCAGCAGGTGAGCCAATGTTAATTGCTGAGTCGCGGAACTGAACCACCATTGCGGCGTTAAGTAACAAGCCGGTGTCTGCAACATGAGTTAAAGTTACATCTGTGTCTGCTCCAAATCCAAGAACAGCAGCATCAGACTTTAGTGTTAAGTCATCACCAACAGTTGCATCAGCAGATATTTCTACTAAAGGCGTTGTTATTTCTACTTCCGTATCTGCAGCGATATCAAGTTGACCATCCGCGCTAGAGTTGATAAATAGAGCAGTGTCACGAAACTGTATCTTCTTGTTGGTTGCAACTAAGATGTCCTCACCCAAACCATCTATATAAGCGGTTCCGTCCAAATACATATCCTTGAACTGGAGGGAAGTCGTGCCGATATCTAGGGTGTTAGTAGTTTTTGGTTTAATCTCTGTGGCACTTGCAACAAAATCCTGCACCGGACCCAATACAGTAACAGGCGCACCCTCATCAGCCGTGCCGTCGTGAGTGTGTCCTGAAGATTCATTAAAAGCAGCATCTACCGCGTCAAACTCACCGTCTAAATCAGAGGCGTTAATAACGTTTCCGTCTGCTATGTTGTTAGAAGTGTCATTCCTTGTGTAGCCCTGACCCATCTTTATATCCTTCCTTTATCGCCGCCCGTAAGTGCCGTATTCGAGCGTAACTGCGTCTAGTGAGTGTGGTGCGTTTGTCGAGTTCGTGCGAAACTGCACCGAAACAACATACCCAGAACCTACTGTCTGGCTTTCAAATAATTTCTGTACTGTGCCGCCGTAGGTGTTTGTTGCGTAAACGGCGGTTCCGTAGAATGCTGGAACACCTGACCCTGCTGTATTGTTGAAGGTAATAGAAGCAGGTTGAATTATACCTGACTCATTAAAATCAAATAGTAAGTTTACATCGCTAATTAAGCTACCATCTGGGTCTGCGTACAAAAATATCTTGTATATGGTTTTGCGAACACGAGGGTCATTTATGGGTATGTATGGAGTTGCAAAAGTGGAGAAAATCTCAGCCCCATCTAAACTGTTCCCGGACTCCATCCTGTAAACGTATCCGTTGTCGTTTGCAAATACGATAGTTTCTGTTCCCTCGTATAGATTGCTACTGGCAACATACGCCTTGAACCCTCTCAGTTCTGCCCAACTAATTCCCTGCTCTACTTGTGACCCTATGATACCCCGTGATGCAGATTCAGTGTAGTTTGTGTTGTACCCAAAGAGTCTATACTGGCTTTTTGGTCGGATAGTTACACTACTAAAAGATGTGTGAGCGTTTACAAAGTCTGTTACATCATCCTGTATGACTTTTGATGCAACTGCTAGGTTGAAGTCACCAATTCTTTCGGTTGCAGATAGACTTCTAATTCCATCTGGCCCTAAATAGAGAACATCTCCACCAATCTCTTGAATTGTATCTGTGTCTGTACATCCTGTATCAAGAGTGATGGGTTGTAGTTGAAAGTCTGCAATGGTGCTTCCGACTAAACGTTTAATAGACCTTTCACTAAATATTATAAGCTGTTCTCTAAAAATAATCAACCCTGTAATTGTACTACCTACATTTAATGTTCCCGCGCCATTGGCTGCAGAAAAATCAGTAGAAGTGTAAGGGGAAGTAAATACAAGGTTTGAACCCTTTGCAAAAAATAGTTGATTCTTAAAATCTGCAACGTGGCTAGCTCCAACGCCCTCTGTAGGAATACCATCTAAGGCTGTAAAGGTGTTTCCATCATAAATAAACGGTACATTAACTCCATCCACCCCTGCCATAAAGTCCGTGCCGCTATAATTAAAGTTCACGAACCGATGTCTAGCCATCCCCGAACGGTCTACGCTACGGAATGTAATTACAGCATTGTCAGCAGGGCTGCTGTTGAGGGCGGGGTTGATAGCGAAAGTTGCGCCACCACTGCTTATTGATGGTGTGGCTGTCAGGGTGTATATTAAATCTACGCCTGCAATAGTAAAAGTATCACCTGCTTGGGGTGTTCCTGTTATACCATCAACATCCAAACTAGTTCCGGTTTGTGAACCTGCATTTACCAGCACTGTCCCGTAGTTGGGGGTGTTTATCTTTGACCAGCCAGACCCTGTTGATTTAAACAGGTCATTTCCCCGCGCTGCAATCACCGAACTTTCGAAGGTATGAACCCCCTGCATAATACCGGCACCAGAGGTAAAGGTTACTGCAGCTTGGTCGGCGGGACTACTTGCAAGCGCACCAGTCAAAGTTAGGGTGGCTCTTTTATTTGTAGAACTAAAGCTAACGCCACTTCCAGCAATGGTGTACGTTCCGGTTACACCTGCTATAGTAAAAGTATCACCTGCAACGGGTGTGGTGTACAGGTTGCCGATTACAAGAGTTGTTCCTGTCTGCGAACCTGCGTGAACAAGAGGTGTGCCATAAGGAGGAACTACAGTGCTATCGTACTTAGAGTACCCCTGAACTGTTCGATAGCCACCTTCAACAGAAGGCTCGTAATTACGAAGGATACGAGCAGACCCCGGAGCATTGATGCCATGTTGCAACGGAGATTGATTCGTAATCAAACCACCCTTAAATTCAATGGCGTATGTTTGCCAACGATCCGGCATCGTTTATGATGCTCTCATGTAAACGTTTTCATTGACAGTTACAGTTCTCATCTGTTTGATACCCTCATCAAATTTGCGCTGTGACACTGAGGCCATCTCTATGTTGTCACGAAACATGTAGGCGTAGTACATGGCACCATCAATAATAACGTGACGAAACCGTTCTGGAATTGTAGGAACATCTGTATTAAGAATTAAGTCAACGGGGTCCATGAAGTATTCAAAATCGACTTGATATGCCTTATCGGGCATAGGAACTACACCCCATTCTCCATTCTGTGTTCGAAATACAAACTGAGGGGCTGCACCCTTTGTAACGTCTGTCTCATCCTCTTGGTCAATGTAACGGTCAACGTATTCATCGTATGCTAATTGTGTGAGATGCTCTGCCCGTCCTACACCCAAAGTAGTGTTGCGGCGAACTCTGTAAGTGTCAAAGTCTACGTATTTTGCTTGAGTTGGAATAGGGTAGCGGGTTATACCTGCAGTTAAAGTCTGTTCGTAAACGTTGTGATTAAAAGGCCAACCAAAGTGAGATTGATTAACATGACGAATTGCAGAGTTTACAGCCTCCTTAATCGCAGAATAAAACCCTGCTGCTGTAGCAAAATTTGTAGATGTCAGTTCTGTCTCATTTAAACGTTTAGCAACATCATTGGTTAAGCTAAGAAAATCATACGCCATCTTTTACCGTGTCCTTACTTTTAAATTAACCGAACGAATTGCTGTGCTGCCCGTGCTATCTGTTATGGTACAGAAGAAGGTGTAATCTCTTGTGTTAACGCCGCCTGCTATATTTATTGTGGCTACTGTATTAGTATTTGTCTGAGAAACATTTTGAATACTATCAGTTACTGCTGAACTGGACGCAGTAGTCAAATCTTGCCCCGCTGCTAAAACAGTGCGGGTTGAATACGTGCTGGTTTCTATAGACCATACAACTGAGGAAATAGTTGCTGAACCAAGAAATCTCGACCAGTCGATACTGTAGTCGAGTGTTTCTCCGGGGTCTTTGAAGGGCCATTTATAAGACATAAATTACTCCACGTAAACTGTGCGGGTAAAGCTGTTGCCAATACTCTCAATAAGGACAACTCTAGGGTCCAACACTACAAGCACTGTTCGTTCAAAACTTGTCAAAGGCATTAGGCCGCTCTTTCAATGTTAACAGTACGTCGTCTATCGTACAAATCACGAACCGCACCATAATTAAATACGACTGCTGTGGTGCTTACAGTTCCTATAGCGGTTGTTCCTTGAACACTGGCTAAACTTTCCGTATTATTTATGGTTACTGAACCTACACCGCCTACAGCAGACACTCCTAAAGGAGTTACAAAAGTAAATGTTTCAACGTTGCCTACTAATCCTGTTGCAGATAAATCCTTATTCTGTACTGTGAATCTATCAATTAGAACAACGGTAGAAGTATGGGTCTGCGTAATCGACGGTGTGTTCGTAGTGCCTGCTACACCCGTAAGAGTTTTAGATAGATTTGTAACTCCAAACTTTGATACACCAAATAGACCGGAGCCATATCTTGCGGATTGTGCTATGACTGCCATAGCGACTCCTTATGCAATACGAATTATTGCGTCAGATGCGTTTGCTGTAGGAAACTGAATAGTAAAGTTACCAGCAGTTGCTGAGACTGTCCCGCCAAAGTCAATAACTGCAATAGCCTTGTTACCCTGTCCAGCGTTATAAATTATACATCCATCTGCCGATATCGTTACGTTTGAAAATACTTCGTCTGCAAAGTCAACAATTGCAGTAGTTCCGCTCAAAGAAATAGCAGGGCTATCTAGTACCTGACCCCCTGCACTGTAATTTGTTCCGCTGGCTTCGTCACTATTTCCCGTCACATCTGAATAGTTCGTGGTAGCAGCATTATAGGTACCGGACATAGATGATTTAATTAGCGCAATCTTGATACTGTCGGAATCCAAATCATGTGTACCGCCTAGAAGTTCTTGCTTAAAGCTACTACACATTGCAGTTGTAATCGCCATGATTTGTGTCTCCTATTGTATCTAAGTTAGGCCCGTCGAGCCGCGTCAAAAAATTCTTCACAAGATGTGGTTACGACCAACTTGTCTGCCGTACCCGCTGTACACTTAATAATGTCACCTGCATGTAAATATAAAGGTTTGTCTAGAGTAAAAATAGATTCATATGAGTTTGCAGCAACAGGGTATGTAGTGAGTAGTGTATATTCTGTGTTGTCTTCTGCGTGAAATAAGTGTAGACTAAGATTCACTGCACTTGAATGTAAGTTACTAACCATTAAGTTTTCTAAATGAGAAGAAAAATTAGCAGGTACCGTGTAAACGTTTGTTTTGTTTGTTGTACTAAACGCCACAACTTCGGTACGAAATTTAGAACCAGATTGCAATTGTGGCATTAGCCTATTTTCCTATAATAACATACTTCTTTAATGAGTCTGTTTCGCTTATTAACTTTAGTTGTTTTGATTTTAACAGCAGGGGCGGTAGAGGATTATTTCTCAAGTTATACGGCTTCAATCGTTGATGGCGTATCATTTTTTGTTCCAGTTCAATACTGTGCGGTGTTTTTTCCAAAACCAGTTGCCGATACAAGTAAAGGGCTTACCCGTTGAGAGTAAAGCCCAGCCTAGCTGTCTAATCAAACAGGGACGGATAACTGTCATCCGTGATTTCATCCAATGCTTCAAGCCTACTACTTGCTTCTTCCCAACTTTCAAGAGCTTTATCCATTTCCGCAAGAAGGTCTGGATGCTCTCCAATAGCTGTTGGATTTTGGAGGTAATTTGTGAGAATATATTTTGCACTTTTTTTCTGTGCCTCGTATCTGTAACGCAGTGCGTCTATTGCAAGTTGTTTCATGGTATTCCCTTCAAAAGTATTATATACTGATTTTGAAGTTTAGTCAAGAATTTAATTAATAATCCCAGATGCGGTGGAAATCATCAGTGCTAAAAACAAACCTAGTGCCACTATAACTACTCCACTTACTAAAGCCCCCACCTTGATGTTTTCCATCATTTCTTCTTGTCGTAGGATTTCTGCTCTTCGTGCGGCGGCTGCAGCTTCCTTTGCAGCTTGGATACGCTTTGCTCTTTCAGCTACGATTCCTTTCCAAGTTCCCGGACCAAACCTCATGTCAACCATCGCGGCTACTTCTTGGAGTTTTTCTGCAGCGATACGTGCATCAATCACTTCACGGGCAACAGTGTCTACACCAAACTGGTCCCCTAGACCTACACTACCCGCTTTTTTATTGCGGGTCTGCTGCACCTGTTTTTCGCCCTCGAACAGGTTGTCTATGTAACCTGCTATATCTCCAATGTCGTTGGCGGTTCCTATTGCAGATTTGATACCGTCTACTGCACTCTTTACAAGGGCTATACCTGCGAGTGTTTCTGCAATCATTAGGCTACTTTCGCTTTGGTTGTGGTTTGCAAATTGCGGTTATTCTTGAACTACCCCCCTCTGGTAATGGAACAGGGCGTTGACTAGACAATCTACGGGCAAAATAAAGACACCTGTCCATGTCTTCAAATACTTGGGTTCTGTCTATTAGTTGTGAGTTTAGATAAACGGAAAGAACAAACTCTATCATTCTACTATGCGAACTATGTAGTTGGAGCCATCTGCATTTTTGGATACTTCAACAGTTTTATTCTCACAGGAGTACCGCACTGTCTGGCTCTTTTTGTACAAGTTCCTTTCTATGGTTCTTTTAGCCTTCAAGCATTTTGATATTTTTTCAAATGCCGTGTGTTCAGAAACATCGCCGCCCATGTACAGGATAAGAGTTATGGTTTTAATGATTTCCATTTCTCATCTTCTCTAGGTTTTCTTCTAAGGCGTTTAATCGCTTCTCGTAAAACTCTAGGGTTAGCTTCTGCTGTTGGTCGTAGGGGGCTTTGCCCTCGTCTATCTGCGTAGACAAATCATCCAACTCATTCGCCAAATGTTCGATAAGCATAAACTGTTCGCTGTCGGCAGGTAGGCTACCCATCTCCCCTCTGGGCCACTTGATGCGAAACTCTGTGTTCTGGCCCAGATCAGATTCCATCATTGTAATGTTTGTTTCTATTTGGTTCAGGCGTTCGATAATACCAAAGTATGCCCATGTCGCTAGACTGGCGGCAGCTACCATGCTTATGATGTTACGTAACGGTAGCGCAACTTCTGTGTTCTCGTTTAGCTTTGTAGCCATTACTCAATACCTAGTATCCTAGATAATCCAAACACCTCTAGCAGCATAAAAGTAAAGAACAGTAACAATATGCTACCTGCTATCAATTTGCCGCTAAAATTTGTACTGCCTATGCGGATGGCAATGAACTCGTTGCCCAGTATTCTCAATATCAATTCAAAACTGTTTTCGGTGATGCTTACGTCTACGGGCTTTTCTGTGTTAGTCATCTTCTTTATCCATTCCAACGCAGAAGCAATTAGCATCAGGATTGTCGAACCCGTGTTCAGTTATAGATACGTGGCAGTGGGAGAACCACTTGTGAGTGGAGTGTACAACAGCTTTCACTTCAAGGAAGTTAGCCGCAATGATACAGAACATGACTACGCCGCTAGTTGCCAAGACTTGCTCGCATCTAATCCCATCCACTTGCTCCACTCTGCATAGTAGTGTCGCATACCGACTTCATCGTGAATGGTGCTGTTTTCGTGTCGTCCGTGTAGGATGTTACGGGGTTCTGTTCCCTCACGCATTGTTGTACCCTGACCAGCTACGCCGATAAGGTCTTCGTGCAGGTTACGCCCGAATGGACCCCAAATAGAGTTGTGATGCTTGATACGAGTCGCACGTTCCTTTGGGGTATCCTTTTTAAGACCATAGCCACGAAACTCAATAAGAACCTTGTTTGGCCCAAGAGGTGTAACACTATCGCTTCGATAAGCACTACCACGAAGATTAAAATTAAATCCGGGGAACAGGTCAACCATGTACCATTGATTGGGTGGCAGGTTAGGGAAACTAAGCTCTCCTCTATCCTCAAAGCCGTCGTATTCTTCGTAGTTAACGGTGAAGCTGCTAACATTAACATGTCCGTTATCGAATGGTATGTTTTTTCTAGCAAAGTATTCATCGTTAAAACCTGATACACGATTAAAGTAGTGCATGAAATCGTGATAGAACTCGCTGTTGGTATCGTGCCACAGCTTGTAATTTGTATCTATAATAGCCTTGTGGTAATGAAAGACTTCCATCTCTTCAGTGTCGATAGCATCCGCGATACAGTCGAATGCACCACCTGTCCACTCATCTACGCTTTGATCTGGGTTGGTGTTTAGGGTAGTCCAGACCATACCCCCATGTTTTACTTCACAGGGCAGTTCCTGCCAGCCGCCCGAATGGTAGACCATAGACAGATTGTTACCAGCAGGTGATTTTACTTTGTCGGTCAGGAATGTCTTAATTACGTTGTTCTCAAAACGAACAGCTACCACGTTTTGCAGAGCTATCTGTGTAGTCCTGTAATCCCCTAGATGCAGTAATTCGCTGGAGTGGCACATAGGTATCCACACTTTGGAGAATATCTTGTCTAGTTCCTGTTTGTAGATGTCGTGACTAGAGTAGATCGACGAACTGATGTACTCTACTTTAGGAGTCTTGAGCCAATCTTTATGATTGCGTGGTGGCATTAATCTATCAAATCCTTATAAGCTGTTTTTGCTTTTTTATAAAACTCAGAAACCGCAATACCCACATCTTCAAAGATTGATGTTTCTGCACTTTTTGATGCCTTACGTCCCTTGCTAGATTTGGCACTTCCGATATACCTACTAAAACCCGTCTTAGGGTCTTGGCCTGTATAAACTTGTTTAACTGATTTGCTTTTTGTTTCTGTGTATGCCACCCTAGAACTCCCCCGCTTTCATTGCGTCCGAAAGTTTAACAGACCTCGAACCTACCTGTTTAGCCCACCTCGAATCCATCATCTCAAGTGATGCTATTTCGTAGTTACCATCGTAGATTGCAGCCCACATGTTCTTGAACTTGCACAACCGGGGAACTCCCATATTGAACGCCATATCCATCAGTATCAACTGTCTTACACTATCTAAGTCTTCGACGCAAGGATGAACTCGACACAGTTCGTTTTCGACTATGCGGATATCGTTCATGGCAAGGTAACGAGCGTCGGCTTCAGTAATACCGTATTCGTAGATTACATCTATATGAGGGATATCCATGTACTCTAGTTCTTCTTTGGTGATGCCTCTGTCTTTGAGGTTCCTACCTATTCCTATAGTATCTATGCCTAAACTGTCTTGATATACAGTAAGCACCATACCCTCATGTTCAATTAGTTTATCTAGAAAATGTTCTGTTCTATATTTCATTTGGCTTTACCCCAGCTAATTATCTCATCAATGGTTCGCCCACATCCGATACATTTAACTCTTTCCTTGTCCAATACACAAATTCCTTTGCACGGACTTTTACTTTCTTTTGGATTCACGCGACCTAGTTTCCACAGTGCTACTTGACTCGTGACCCATCCACACAGCAAAAGCCCCCGTCATAGCCCCGACAACCGTCGATACAAATGCAGTTTGTTGGGTCGTTGCACTCGCACCTAGAGCCATGAACCACTGAACCACCTGATAGCTCATCAGTGTCATTGCCAACATCATCAGTCTTGGAAGGATTCGCCATGCTAATATTTTCTCCATTGTATATGTCATTTCTTACCAAAGAACTTTGTCGCTGACCGGACTCCAAAGCTTGCAGCAACGATAACGCCCAAGCTGTACTGGTACCATTCAGGCATTTGCTCCAATTGTTGAAATCCGTTACGTACAAGGTCTTCCATCCCCGGTATAAAAGCTAAAATAAGTGGTATGCTAAATAATATGGTGAGCCATTCGTCTTTCCAAGATGACTGGCTACCCTTTGCCATCTCTAAGTCCCAGTCAATTTCCCCCGTAGCTTTTTTCTGCATAACTACAGCTTCTGCTTGTGCCATAGCTACTTTGGTAGCTGACTGGGCTTTCTTCTCTGCGACTTTACCGGACATCCATGTGCCAGCAAGGTCTGCTATTGGTCCAATTAGGGCTGTTAGCATTTCCATCGTCTCCTTGCTTGGCGCAAACGACTGTTAGGATTCTTTGCAGCTTTTGGAAACTTCTTCATCTGTCCGGCTGACCTTGCACAGAAAGATTTACGTCGTTTTGCGTCTTTGCTTCCGGGCTTCACTTTGCCTGTTACGGCAGTCTTCAATTTACTACCGGGATTCTTGCGACGATACGCAGCAACCCCAGCCTTAGTCATACCCGCACCAGACTTGGTAGAACGAAAGTTCTTCTTGTTACGGGCTGGCATTTTATCAACTTTACGTGCCATCAGGCTTTAGCTACCTTTTTGGCTTTTGCACTCAAGTCTTTAAAGTGAACTAATTTTACAGAAGTCTTTGAATGCTTTGCGCCTGTGTGCAACGAGCCGTCAGGCATTTTGTGCGTCTTTCCTGTAAAAACTTTTCCATTCTTCTTGTAATGCTTAACACCCTTCATTTCGATGTCCTTCTCTTTCTACGTTTACCAGATGCCGTAACAGACCACTTTACTGCTCGTGGTCCTGTCTTCTTGGCTGCTTCTTTTTTGGTTATGCGCTTGGCGACTTTGGCAGGTCTACAGGCTGGGTAGGGACGTTTCTTTTTCTCTGAACCAGAGCGACCACACTTTTTGCCAGTCTTTACGTCTCGCCAGTCTTCCTTAAACCATTTAGTTAAACCGCCCTTTGGTTTAGCCATCAGGCATACGTCCCGCCGCGCTTTTTATAGGTTCTAACTAACCAAGCATTTGCATATGCGCTTGGATAAACATCAAATTTACGTTTAGCCTCTGCCTTAACCCGTGCGTATAATGCTGCATTCTTTGGCTTTGGACTTTTTGATTTTTTACTGGGTTTCTTAGGTGCTTTTCTAGCCATTGTGTATTTACCCCCGGCAAAGGTTGTTGCTTTTATCACAAAATAAATATAGAGTCAAGAGGGCAAGTTGCCCTGCCCCCTTGATTAGTATTATACTCCAGTCTGAACTGCAGCAGTCTGGACCATTCTAGTCGGGTCGCCAATGTCAGCAACACATGCAATAACACGGAAACGAACTACAGCAGAGTCTGCACCCAAGATTTTAACTTGGATAGCATCTGTAGCAATTACTGTGTTGATACCTGCTGCTGTAGGGTGAAAGTTGTAGATAGCATCAGCGTTGCCATCAACACCATCACAGAAGGCATCAATGTCAGTGCTAAGACCAACGTCAAAAGTCACACTAGAACCACCAGCTTCGAGAACGTCAAGGCAACCACCTAGAACAATCGAGTTGTCCGGCAGGTCAATCATCTTGATGACATCGTTAGCTGTAAGGTTATCATCGGCTGCGTCAAAGATTTTTGACTGCACGATGTAAGGACGAATCGCGTTAGCGGGATGTCCTACAGTTCCACCACCAGTGATGGTATGGTCAAAAGTAGCCATTTATCTAGCCCCCCTTACGCAAAGTCTACAACGCCGCGAACGATTGCTTCTTGGCGAAGTACTTTTTGCCCAAAAACATGCAGTCCACGAATAACGTCGGAGAACGATTCAGTTGAACGAACCA